GACCTAACCTCTTAGGGTCTAAACCAATATTAGTAAGACGTACGGCAAAGATGTAGTCCATATATTCTTTTAGTATAGCTGCATTCATACCAATAAGAGGGGAGCCCTTACTAAATAAGAATTCAATCCATTCCATCTCTTCATCGTACCCGGTTTGGTACATTGTGTACACTTCTTCCTCTAACTCACTAGCAACTTCTACAAACCCTTCGCTATGGTCTGTTCTTAGCATTTTAATTACTCGCTGGAATACATCCAAGTGTACCATCTCATCTCTAGCGATTAGCTTAAAGATATTGCTAGAACCTGACATTAGTTTGTCTGGTTGCTCACTAAAGCTCCACGCTGTTACAAATGTAGCGAAGAACCTAATACCTTCAAACATATTGAGCACGATAGCTGCTTTATAGATTGCAGTCTTAATCATCTTCTCAGTCACTTCTGGAAAAGGCTTAGCCATTCCGTGATTTGCCGCTGTTGCATTAGCGTCCATTCTATCAAATACGCTAGTAGCCCAATCAAATGCTCCTAGGATAGATGCAGCTCTTTTCTGAATATGCTCATCATCTATGATTGACTCAATAAAAACATCCACGTCATTATAGATAGCGCGGACCATTTCAGTATAAGACTCAGAATGCAGGAGCTCGTTGTTCTGATGGTTTGTGATATAAAGCTCCCACTCAGGGTTATTACTAATACCCCCGTTATTAAATAACTGTAGAGGAGCGCGTCCTGCACAACTATCAAGAGTAATAGCGAACTTAAGGCCAGATTCGTAAATGTGTCTACCAGCCTCATCCAGCCCGTCAAAATCGGACTTCTCCTTTGATAAATCGATTTCATTTTTGCTCCAGTTTCCAATTGCTCTCATCTCCTCTGCAAACTCAAGTATCCAAGGGTATTTAGGATCGTGGTACGTTTGAATGTTTCTGTTGCATGAGTCTTCTCCTAAGAATAGTTTTGTTCTCTTACTGTTTACTGTTTCGCCTAAACTAAATATCTTACAACTCATACTTCCTCCTTAATAAAATAGCCTTGCTCGTTTAAGTAGCCCTTTCTATCTTTAATTTCGTGGTATGCTTGGCTAATACACTCTTGTATATCTAACCCTCCTGTTTCACATACCCCTATTAATGTTACATAGATATCTCCTACAGCATCCATCATTTCAACTTTGTCTTCTGCCTGTATAGCTACTAATAGCTCTGTTACTTCCTCTAGAGATTTTAATGCCTGTGTCTGTGGGTTACTATTTTTGGTAATCCCTCTATCTTTAAACCACTTTTTAATATGCGGGTCGTATATACTCATAGTAAATCCTCCATTAGTGGGAATATTTTAGCAATCTCTCTAGCACACGCTTGAGCAACTTCAATATGCTCTAACTGTGTACCGTTTGCACTTCTAAGCTCAATATAGTGTACCCAAGAACGTAATGTGCCATTCATATAAAGTCTACTCATAGTATTCCCTTCTGGTAATACTACTCTCGCCTGCTCTTTAGCAATTCCATTATCCACAGCAAATTGATAAGCCTCTAAAGATGCTTTGATTACTTTCTCTTGTTGTAATCTCCACATAGCAGATAGACGGCTATCATCAACTCTAATAGAGTTCTGTCTATTCTTTGTATCCTGCATACGTGCTTCACGTAACATAAATGCCATATCCTTAGTAGGGTCAGCGTACCTCTGTGAAAACTCCTGAAACGAGAAGCTTCTGTGTCTAAGAATTTGCCTGCCTATATCCCTAGTAGTTTCAATTTCAATAGTAGCACTAACCATCTCCAGAGGAGACCAGTGTTTATGCTTAATAAGATACTTAATCAACTGCTCGTTAGTTTCTTTATTGAATTGGTTACTGGGGTTACTAACTCTAGCACAGAACGCAATTAAGTCCTGTGCACTCTCTAACCCTTCTTCTACCATAGCGGCATCTGGTGTAGAGTGAGATATTAGCTTAGCTTTAGTATAACTATCCCACGTGTTTATTAATTTAGTACTTCCTATTGCTGAAGTATTGATATCTTGGTTATTATTCTCAAATAGGGGCATTTGCTCTCCTTGCAAGTTCTCTTTCTAAATACCATTTGGCTTTGGTAAGGTCTTCTATACCATTATCGCTGTGTTTTTCATCTGCTCTCCAAACATACTTTATAACATTTCCTAGACAGAAATTCATATGTTCAGTAATTTGAATAGCACTAATCCCCGAGGGGTGTCTATTATAGTGGTCTGGGTTAATTTTATCCATTATATACTACATGCTCCTGATTCACAACCTGTATCGATTGTTTCGCTTCTATTTTCTTTATCCTTAGTTCTAATGTAGTACAACGACTTAAGCCCGTACTTCCACGCTGTAAGGATATCTCTTTTAACTCTATTACTATCCAATATCTTATTAGGTAATTTGGTTAGGTCATACCATTGATTTGTACTCATACCTTGGTCAATGAACTTCTGCAGTACCGCCATAAGCTTAATGTACTCAGAAGAATTATTACCAGGCATATCCCATGACTTCATATAGTAAGGCTCTTTCTCAAAGTCAGGTATTAAAGACTTAACTGTGAAGTTAGAAGCTTCAAATGTATCTGTTGTACTTTGAATAGGGTCAATACCTTGCGTAGAGTTGCTCACAAGTGATGAACTTGCCGTTGGTGGGATTGCACTTAATGTAGTGTTTCTTACTCCATACTCCTTAGCATCGTGTCTTAGTAACTCCCAATCACATAATAGGTCATTTGGGAAAATCTGGTCCACGTTGGCATTGTATGTATCTACTGGCATAATACCTTGCGAGTACAAAGACTTGTCTGAGTATTCACAAGCACCCTTCTCTTTAGCCAAATTGATACTTGCTCGTATTAAGCCGAATTGGAACCGCTCCGCCCATTGATGTGTTAGCTTTAATGCTGCAGTTGTTCCAAGCGTAGCTTCATTCTTAGCCAAGAAGTGGGCGAAGTCACTGATACCAATACCTAGGAATCTATAACCTTTAGTAGGGTACTCAGTAGCGTTCATAGGGTATTCCTGAACATCAATTAGGTTATCTAAAAATCTTACTAATAGTGAGGTTAGTCGGTCTAGCTCATCAATATGTTCTAGCTTACCAAAGTTAACACAGCCTAAGATACATAGTGCAACCATCCCGTTGTCTAAGTCATACCCTCTAATACCGTCTTCTAGCACCATATAAGGGGCATCCTTGGACAACCCCTCAAACTTAACCTCACGCGTTGGTAAGAAGATTTCACTACATAAGTTTGTCTGTGTAATCTGCTCATCAAACATACCTTGACGATTAACGTTATCAATGAAGTGAATATAGATACGACCTGTACCTACTCTTTCCTTAATCAATTTATTAAAGATTTCATTAGCAGGTAGTACCATTTTTCTAATTGAAGAGTCTTTCTCATACTCCTCGTACACAGAGTTAAATAACTCTGGCTGTCCGTACGTGCTTAGTAACAAAGGAACTTCTTCTGAACTAAATAATGTCCAATCCCCTTTCTCTAAGACACGCTTGAGAAATAAATCAGGTAGACCGATCGTGTAATCGATAAAACGAGCACGATTTGTATTACTTCCTTGATTATTCTTGTACTCCAATACATCCATTATCTCCCAGTTAAACACAGGGTAGTTAACTACAGTAGCTCCAGAGCGTAGACTATTCTGTGTGAACTGCTTGCTAGCAGCTTCGATTGATTTTAATAAAGGTAGAGCACCTGTGTGCTTAACCGTGTTGTTCTTTACGGGAGCCATAATCCCACGAACTGGAGCCATATCCACCCCGATGCCAGCTCGATTGGCTGTCATGAGAGATAGTGCATATTCTGAAGCTAGGATAGACTCTGTAGTATCCCCCATCTTTAATAAGCAGCAAGAACTAAACATCTTTAACTGTGTGCGAACCCCACTAATAATAGGGGTAGGTAGACTGATCTTATCATCTTTAAGAGCGTTATACATATCAATAACTAAAGGTATACAGTTCTCTTCGAGAGCGAATATAGTCATTGCAATAAGCATAAACGTCTCTTGAATCATCTCTAGCCGTCTGTTTGTCTTTGCATCTTTAATCAAGTATTTACTGTCTAATTGAACAATACTACTGTAAGGTCGATTAAAATCATTATCATAATCCATTACAGACTCTAACATATCAATTTCTTCTTCACTATATAGTTCTAGAATACTAGGGTCATACAGTCCACAGGCTACGTT